TGTATCCAAACTATTCACAGCCAAAAACCGATTCAACTGTGAGGCTCTGTAGGGAGGGTCAACCCTGAATCTGGCGTTTAATTTAAGGAACCGCCAGCCTAAAGCCCAAACATTGTTTGCGTTCAAAGAAAGTGGTTGGTATGGACGCTATAAGATCATATAGCTATACTTGCCTTTCTTTCTTGTTCTTCGCAAAACAAGTATCCCTCAACAGTAGGGAAAAGTAAAGCCCCCGTAACAGGGGGTTTTATTTATCTGTCTAACGCAGAAAACTCATCCAATCCCATTTCAAAGATAATGCAAAGCTGCTGCATAGTATGTAGCTTCATGTTTTCCTGCTTGCGCCACCTCATAACCTGCTGAGGCTGAACTCCACTCAACCTGGCTAGGTTAGCACTTGATATGTCTCGCATAGCCTGAGCTACTCGAACGCATTTGCCTGCATTTGTCATTTTAATGTCCTGTGTTATTGTGTTTAGGCAGGTTCCCCCGACCTGTTCTCCTATGGTTTCCCCCCGAAAGCACTTGTGCCGTAGGGGGGTTTTTTAAATCAGAATGGGATATCTTCGTCCATTTCTTCAATAGTTGGGTTTGATGCAATGGCCGGTGCTTTAGCTGCGCCGTCAGTATAAAAGACTTTTACATTGCCAAGGATTGGCGTTTGATATTTAGCTTCACGCTCATCTTTAGTCAGGCTTTGACTGATAAAGCCGTTATTCTCATACTGGTCCTGTTGCTCAGTGTCCACAAAGGTAGTCAGGTCAAGATAAGTTCCTTTAGCACCTTTATACAATCGTGACTTGTCGATCTTTGTAACGTCAATTCTTACAGATATTCCTACTTTCATTTTAGCTTCTCCACTTCGGTTTTAATAACATTAACGGCCTTGGTTACTTCCTCGGCCAAGTTTGCGATATAAGCATTATCGCGTTCTACACGCACTAAAGTGTGCGGAAGATCTGGATGGTAGGTCATAAAGTCCCACCAATCTCGTCCTGTTACCCACAGACAACCCTGTAGCTGCTGCCAGTACTTCTTAACACCAGCCGTGGGATCGCGTAAGTATGCGACCTGCGTATTTGCAGCAGGACATTTCAACTCTAAACCACCGTCAGACCCTACCAGGGCATCAGGTGAGCAACCGTAGCTAAAGGTTGTGTCAACAATAAAACCAACCTCCAGTGTATCGTTGCCAGATATGAACTCGTACATCTCCCTCGCGTCTGGCTCAAGCAAATTACCACGCTCCATATGAGCGTTAATGTAGAACGGCTCAGATTCGCCTGTAATGAGTTCTGCGATTAGTTGATTGATGTACCCATCAGCAGAGCTAGAAGGCTTCCCAGAGCCTGTAATAAGCTTAGAAAAGTTACTAGCGGATGGCCTGCCTAATCGCGCAGCAAGCCATTCTTCAGTACCCTGCTCATGGTCAAGAATGATCATTTTGTTTTTGCCTTAAGTGCAGCGACAGCTCTATCGAAATGACCACTTAACAGGTCATCAACTGTTTCGCATTTGAATGCGCTGCAAAACTTGGAAGAGTCACTGCCGGTTTCGGTAATTAAATCTTGAATGATCAAGCTTTGGCCACGAGTGATCTTTTTCTTATCATCACCACGAATCATTGCAGACTGTGCGTCGTCATCAGCCGTGGGAATTCCAGCCATGGCAGATATAGCCACACGACGAGCGTAGGTCACAGACGCAGATGCAGACTGAGGATCTCGCTTAATGATCGGAAGGGTGTATCCCATCTCAAGCCATTGTCCAGAGCTATGCATCAAACGAGTACATACTCCAATGCCAGATTCATCGTTAATCGGGAATTGCGTATAACTTAGACCATTGTCAGCAAAAGGCTGCTTTATAGCCTTGATAACAGAGGTTAAGTCAGCATAATTAGACTTGAAGAAAGGGTTGGCAGAATCTTTAACAGCACCGCCCATGTCACTCTGAGCTTTAGATAGTGCAGTCGCTAATTCGTTGATTTGTTCGCTTGATTTCATTGTTATCTCCTATTAAAGAAACAACAATATAATCAAAAGTGATTATAATATCAACTAAAATGTTAAATTAATAACACCAGATGACGGGGACGCTTGTACGCGTGTCTAAGTGGATAAACGTCTTAGCCACACCAATGCCTGTGAAACCCGCCTTAAGTGCCTCAGAGACGATTATATAGCCTTCTGCGCCATTATTAATCTTAATGTCTGCGGCGATGCCGCGAGCGTGTGTGCCTGGCGTAGATTTGGCTTTTTCAATGCTGTGGCCTTCTGGGTCCCGGTAGCCAGATGTGATAATAAACGGAAACCCGCACTCGTGACGCAGGTCATCAAGTTTCATCAAGAAATCATCAGACATTGCGTTATTGCCGGTCTGCTGGCAATCAAAGTCTGACTTTCGAAAGTATCTCATTTGCGAAGTTCCATTAATTTACTTGCCCCTCTAATACCAAAACTTGAGCTGATAGCTATGAATAATAAGTATTGGTACCACTCAGGTAATTTTTCCAGTGCTTCGAACCCCGTAGAAACTCGGTCAATCACTGATACATCATTTGCCGCTATAGCGTAGCCAACCATAAAGACGGGGATTGATAGAACAATAGTCCAGAACTCATCCTTCCAAGAATTGCTTGACGCATCTGCCATCTTGCTTTCCCAGTCAGCGTCGTTCTGTATGACTGACATCTTTGCCTGGTGTTTGGCTTGCTTCTCTTCTGCTTTGTTTTGCAGGAATGTTTTGCCAAGGTCAGCAACTGGTCCAATAAGGGCAGTAAATATGCTCATTAAATTACCTTCTCAATACAATAAAGACCGATAATTAATACGTACATGCTTCTTGTAATTAAATCAAACTTATCAAACTTGGCAGATCCTTCGTCAAAACGCTTCTCTATGCGTTTAAACTTCTCTTCTATTGACTGCATCCTTACAGCGCATTCTCGTTCATGAGCTTCGAGTTTTAATAGAGCTTCTTGGACTGATGCCATTTTGATTATTCCTAATGCTGTAAAGGTTAATTGAACACCGATTATATCATTAACTATCACGCATCAAAACGCCTTCCAAAAATATAGCAATCTCATTTGTACTTGAGCTTGACTTAGCCTCAAATGAGAAATCTGATTTAGCTGCTATTTTAAATGGAATTTGTCTGTCATAGCTAACCTGAGAAACCGCAAAGGTTGCCTCAGATGCTCGAATCGTTCTACCCCACTCACTTGTGACAACGTTCCTAATATACAAATACTTATTGCCGTTTGTGGTTGCAGAATTTACGTCAATCCTAAAGAGATAGAATGAATGTCCAGCCGGAACCGTGTAAACACTAGACTGACTAATTCCCAAATCAGGCCCAATATAACCATATACAGTGCCGCCGTTAGATGCAGATATTCCGCCAATATTTGAACCTTGGGCTATAATCAAGGAATTAATTCTAAAGAATGAGTTAGTAGTATTTACTGGAGAAGTTCCTGTAAGAGTTACAACCTCTTGCAATATGTTGTAATCAGCGTCTAAGCCATCAACTAATACATCCATAGTATCGCCAGCAGAAGTAGAGGAAAGGCTCATTACAACTGCTGAGGATGGATAAACATAACTCCCGCTATCATCCCAAATAGTCTCGTAGCCAGTGCCAACAGCTCGGTTGATGCCAAATATGTTTACAGCAGTTGCGCCAGCAAAGTTTCCCCTGGCAATATCAAAAAGTATGTTTGGGGTGGACATTTTTGTGCCCAGAAATTGAGTAGTCATTACATGCTCTCCAAGATAAATGAGGTTATTAAATATAGCCCATAAGCCATTAAGCCTATTGCGCCAATAGAAATGCTATTCCAGATTAAGGCTTTCTTTTTCCGGACTTGAGCATAAACAGCCCTTTCTCTTTGAAGTTTAATCTTCTTACGCATGTCCAGCAACTCTTTGTAGCCATCTGGACCGTAAGTTAATCGGAGCAGGTCACGAAGCTCTTTCTCTTGCTTTGCGATCTTCTTCTCATGCATATAAACATCGAGAGCCTCTTGCTCAACCGACTTGCCGTTAAATAGCTTCTTAAACAGCGGGGGATTCTCGGCTTGCTTCTTGGCTTCGTTAAAGTCTGAGACTGCTGAATACCACTTACCCACCTGCCCCAGGGTATCATCCACATCACGCCCTAGCTCTACCATTTTCTGTATAGTCTTGTACGCGCTTGTAGCCATAGCAACGGCAGATATAGGATCAATCATAAATAACCACCTTTGCTGGGTCTACATACACTGGCTTACAGTAAGCATGCACTGGCGTGTAATACTTTCGTCTTGTCCCCTGTATTGTTAGTTCTTCAGCATACCATCGGCATCTGGCCAAACCTTTCCAGTAACTAGTGGCCTCTGCGTCAACCGTACCGTCAATCAAGACGATCAACGCAAAGACCAACATCATGCTAGTTAACTGTTTTTTCTTCTGGCTCGCCCTCTACAGATTCAATCAGCATTTTGCTGAAGTGCTGCTCTGAGATTGCCAGTTGGTCTAGCTGAAACCTAAGCTGACCAGTTTTACCTCGCAGATCATTTACCTGAGCAAGAAAGTATTGCTGCTCGTTGGTAAGATCACTAACAGGATATTCGATATCATTAATTGTTACAGTTTCATCACTCATTATTATCACCTATGGGCCAAAGAAGTTAATTGCATAATTGAACGTGACGCTCGATGTTACAGTGTT